GTTTTATCTTCTGATAGCTTTTCCTCAGCTTTCTCTTCAACTTCAACTACTTCGGCTGGCTTTATTTCAGTGATTGCACTTCCAGCTGTAACTATTACAGTTCCATCTTCAAGTGTATGCTCACCATCCGGAGCATCAGCATAAGTACCATCAGCATTTTTAACTTTAACTGTTGCACCAACAGCCAAAACATCACCATCAATCTCAAGCATGATGCCATCAACTGTCGTAACTTCGATAAATTTCTCTTCTGCCAATTCTACAGATGGAGCATTAAAGGCTGCTTTGATAGCATTGCCTAAATTTTCTAAAGCTAATTTTAATGTTTCGTTGTTCTTCATGATAGTAAATATAAATTATTTATTTCTGTGCAATTTTATTAATCATATCTGTCAGATTGTGGATCTGTTGGATGATCTCTTCCACTTCATCCTGTGGTTGCTCGGTCATTAATTCCTGATCGAACATACCCTCAACACTAAATCCTTTAAAGATGCCTGTCTTTATAAAGTCATTCCATACTTCATCATTGTCCACTTTAAAAGATCCAAACCAACTACCATCCGGTAAGTCATCATGGCCCAATGGAGTATTAACTCCCTTTTGGCTATCAATGATAAATGATTCGATCATATAAACACCATCAAGCTTCCTATTTTTATCGTGCATGGCATTGGTATTGGCTACATTACCCTGCTTAAAAAACTTGTAAATGATTTGTTCAATGGTATCTCTTTCAAAGATTACATAATATTCACCAAACTTATTGTCATTCCTATAAATAGGTAAGTCAGCAACCATTAAAGCTCCTGATATTATTCGTTTTTCTTTGTCTAATTGCTTAAAGCTAAATTGTTTTTGCTTAGAAAATGCAACCCAATTCTTTTCGATTGCAGGGCTATCAACTAAAGCCACATAATCAACACCGGTTTCATCTTCGGGATTGATAGTGAGCTTAAAAATAGGCAACTTTTTTTCCATTAATTCTAAATATAAACTTTTACAATTTGTGCAATTAACCAAATGTAGCCCTATCTTCAATGCCTCTTACTCTTCTTTGGCTATCTGTTATATCTGTTTCCACTACCACTGCTCTAATCATGTTCTGATTGTTCATGGCATTGTTTATCAGATTAGCATTGGCAATGGTTTGACCTTGTTGAGCTGGGCCTTGTTCCATTTGTACACCACCCCCAGCATTTGTTGCTGATGTGGATGTTGGTATTGCTGCTGTTGAAAGTGATGGAGCCGATCCACTTGATCCGGCAGAGCTTAATATTTGCTTTGCCTTTGCCATGTTTGCTAATACTGTTGCAATACCAGCTGCAATTTTTAAAGGAATATCCAATCCCCCTGTTACAAGATTCTTTTTATCCTGAGTTGCTGCTTTTACTATTCCCGATATTGCTATTGCTGTATCAATTCCAATCTGAATTAATGCTGCAATCTTTTGTGCTTGTTCTAATTTCTTTTCATTTTTTATTCCTATTTCTGCAAGAGCTACTAATCCATTTAATGTGCTTTGTGCTATTCCAATTACTGCTTGAAATTTAGCTTGTTCTGCATTTATTTCACTTTGTCTAAAAGCATCATTTAAACTTTTTATTTTATTATTCGCTTCTTGTTGAATAATAAATCTTTGATCTTCTGTAAGATGTGCATTCTTTAATTGTAAATCTCTTTCTTCTTCAATAGCAGATACTTCTGCATCCAATCGTTCTTTTGAATGTTCTTCTGTTTGTAGTATTGTTGCCTTTTGCCTATCTAATCTTAATTGTGTTTCTTTTTCCCATCTATTTTCATCAAGTTTTGATTCATCATCTTGTTGTTTTTGCAACATTGCCCATGCTTCATCAAAATCTTTTTGTAATTGTTCAGCTGCTTCTTTTTTCTTTTTTTCATCCTCTTCTTTTTTCTTTTTAGCTTCTTCATCCTTTCTTCTTTTCTCTTCAGCATCTAAAACTTTTATGTCATTTAACTTGTTTTTATATTCATCAGTTTCAGCTTTATTTTGTAATCTTAAAAGCTCCAGCTCTTCATTGAGTAATTTTCTTTTTAAAGCATAGGTATCTTTACCCTGAGCTTCAATTACTTTTAAATCTCTCTCATGCTGCTTAATGTCTTGCTCTAATTTTAATGCAGCCCTTTCATCAGCAAGTTTTTTCTCTTCTTCTTGATAGCCTTTTGTATATGCTTGGCTCACTCTGCTTCCAAAAGTACCAGCTGTATTAATGGCCTTCTCAAATTCGCCTGTAAATACATTGCCGATTACCTCGCCAACAACTTTAAATCCTTCAACAATAGATCCTAATGTGCCAAATGCTACCTTTTTAATTCTGTCAAATAATTTCTCAATACCACCTAATGATGGTATTGTTTTATCAATCCATCCGATAAATTCTTTCCAATTTGTAACAATAGCCCCTACAGCAACAGCAAATGCTCCAACACCTGTAGCAACCAATGCACCTTTTAAAGTACCCAATGACCTCACCCCATCCATTATTAGCAATTTCAAATTGCCAAATGAATCGCCCAATGATCTGATATTGTTAAGGCCCTCAGCAAAAGCAGATGCAGCCTGTACTTTTAATAATGCTTTTTCTACTTCTTTGCTCTCAGTACCAAATAATTGCATGGCTCCGGTAACTGCTTGAAAGCCACCAGCAATCCCCTGAGCTACTCCGATAACTGCATTAAATTTCTCTTCCGGATTAAATACCTTAAATACCTGATTCATATCAGATATTTCTTCCTTAATATTGGCTACTCTTTTTGCAGCATTTACAGCCTCTTTACTTGTTGCACCAAATCGTTCCTGTAATGCCTGAGCTTCTAATACTGCCTCTCTTAATTGTTGCTTAAGGCTTTGATTTTTGACCTTGACATCTAATACTACTTCTTGTTCCATTATATTGTATTTAAACCACTATTAACTAAATTATAAAAACTTGTCGCTGCAATATCTCTGACCTCATTCTCACCACCCTCAATTAAATTATAGAATGATGTGGCTCCCAAATCCCTGACCTCATTCAATCCACCCTCAACTAAATTATAAGTTGTAACTATTGGCAGCACTGTTGATCCTTGTCCATTAAATGCAACTGCTTTTTTGACTTTCAAAAATTCTACCTTTGTTACTTTTACTGACAATGGATCATAATCAAATATCTTATTAAGCCTGTAGTAATTACCATCAATTAAATAAAGCTTTTTAAATGATAGTTGCAGGATGTCCGTTGGCTTTAAGTTCATGTAACATGTTACAATCTTTGAATCCGGATCGGTTATGCTACCCATCAAATCACTCCAGTAAACATTGTATAAAGTATTTCCTGTGTAAAATGATGTTTGAAAAAATATCTGCATTGGCACACCAAAGTTCAAATCAAGCGTTGATGCTGCCGGATCATCCAAATGGTTTGCATATGGATAGCTGGTATAGGATGCACTTGCATAAATATCACTATTAAGATACCATGTACCACATGACTTCAATCCTGAATAATAAAGTATCCTAATATTGGTATCCATTCCCTCTTTTTGAGTTATGGCTGTTATGTTTGTGTTGATGTTATTGCTGTCATATTTTAGGAATGTTGGAATAATTCTGTTATGTAAAGATGATCCCACAGCTGGTGTTGGTGAGAATATCACCTCATTTTTATTTATCTCTTTTACAAAGTCATTATTGACTTCAAATATTACATCACCATATATCCTATTATTGTTATTGTTTTTATATACAGTATTGTAGTGATCTGAATCTTCTTTATATGTAAATACATACCTCTTATTTTCCAAATCGCCCATTGGATTGATTTGAAAGTTGCTGGATGTATCTAACTTGTATGTCCAATCAACAACATCTGTATTGTAAAAGTCATTTCGTGGCTCTATTAGCAAGTTAAATTCATTCTCAGGATCAACATCCACATATAGATTAAACATCTTTATAATGGATGTAAAGAAATCTTTTTGCTTTACATTTACAGGCACAGCCTTGTTCATGTAAAAAGTTGAATCCTCACCTATTGATGTGTTGATCGGCTCGTCATAAAAGTATGAATTAGCAAATCCTTGTATATGTGGTTGTACTAATGTTTCAATTATAACTCCACTTGGCCCTGTTCCACCTTGGAAAAATGATCCTGTTCTACCTGTTCTTACCTCAAAGTAAATCTTATCTGTTGAATATAAAAATAGATTGCTTTCTGTTCCTGAATAATTAGGTAGTGTTGTTGTTTCTAATGTATTACCAAAAGGTACAACAGATGCAAAATCAACTGTTTGATAATATTCATCAAGCATTGTTGATGCATTATTTATATCTTCTTTCCACAATCTGATATAAATATAGAATTGTCCTGTCCCTGCTGCATCGGCATTTTGACCACTAACCAATGTCTGAAAATCAACTGCTATTCCTGTGATGTTCCATTTAAGATTGTAATATCCGGCTGCATTTGGTTTGAATCCATTTGTAAATTGATTATTCCAAAGGTTATTAGTATCAAATGCTGGGGCTACTGTTTCATTATTCCATGGTAGCTTTATAACTGACTCTAAAGGTACATCCTTACTATTAAGATAGAATGAGCAATCTGGATAATTGACATAAAACTTCCTTGCATTAAGTTCATCCTGACTCATGGTTGTCTTAAACTTATTGTAAGGTATGATCAGCCTCTTAAAAAAGTTACTGTCAAAAAAGCTTGATGTATAATCAAAGCCAGCATAATCAAATATTTTATCAATGTATGTCTTGGCATATATAGCAGGGAATAACTGATTGACCTTATAAGTCAAACCATTGTTATAACCATAATCAGCCAATGGATAAACATATCCCTCACCTGTTGGATTGCCACTTACAAAGTTCACATAATTACTGCCATTCTTTTTGATGGATGTGGCCCATGAATTAACTTGGTTTGTTCGTGAGTAAGCATGGTCATATTCTGACAAGTCAAGATTTGTCAAATAATCTTCGCCTAAATTGTAAAAGATATTTGATAGCTTACCAAACAAACATACCTCATAATTGATATTTGTATTGTCAAGGATATTGATATTCAATAACTGAATAACTCCATCAAACACATTTATCCCATCAATGTAAACTTTTGCTGTTGCCTTTAAGTTTGGATTAAACTCAGGAGTAAAATTGACATTGTAATTGGTTGTATTGATTAATTTGTCAATCTTATAAATGTGGCTAAAGATCAGATTGTTTTGCTTTGTGCCGGGGATTGTTATTGTCTTTGAAAAATCAGTTTGCCTCTTCTCAGGCTGCCTAATATCACTGATTGAATAAGTAAAGGCCATTGACAAATCCTCTGTCAATTGCAATGATTGATTATTGACTATTATCTCTGTGTTCATCGGCCTTGTATCTTTTCTTTGTAACTTACCTCAAACTGAAATTCGTGATTAAATACCTTTGTGTTATTATTTGTCTTGCTTTGCTTTCTGTATGTGGTAGCCTTAATATTGATCGGTATAAACTTGTTATTGTCGGCATCCTTTTCCCAATAAACATTTGGGCTTGTCATCATTTCAGCAAGCATATTGCTTTCATCCTCAGTTATCCAATTAGATGTTACTGAATAGATGGTGCTGTATTGTGTATGGTATTGTGTTTCACCTCTCGTTCTGTAGTTATATGAATAGCTTGATGTTACATTTGCAGGCTCACTCATTAACTTAGTAAAAAAGTTCCTTTCGATGTTTATATCTTCTTGGCTTGCCATGTCAAAGGTGAATGAGTCATAACCACCTAATCTATTTAACCAATGCAATCTGAATGATTTAAACTTGCTGCATTCATTATTTAGGTAACATTTAAAGTTACCATATAATTGATTATCTGAATCTTTTATTTTAATAATCCAATAACTTACTGAGGATGTAATGATCGGCTGGCTTCCGGTTGTCAGGTCAGCATTATCTATTAGGTTAAGATTTTTGGCTCCTGCTGGTATTCGCCAACTTTTAAATCCAATGTCTGAGTTTAGGTTATATCCTAAATAAACATAATTAAAAAGTGATTCGTAAGTGTTTTTTAATACAAATGTATTTATTAATGTATTACTTGCGTTGTATGTTTTTATCTCTGCTGAAAATGGTAATATGGCAGCTTCAAAAAATGATACGTTATCAATGACTGCAAACTCATTATTTACTGATGGTATAAAGTGAAATCCTATCCCCTCTGAATTGCTTAATGCTTTCCATATTATTTTTATTGTACCAAAGTTTTTACCTACTGTTGTAGCATAAGCTTGAATTGGATCGGCATTGTAATTACCTGTTGTAAGTTCAACACTACCTTTGCCCATATTTAAGTCAAAAGATATTTGATAATATTTTCCGGCAGTTACTGAAAATGTTTGAAATATAGAGTAAATAGTTCCACTTGTTGATGCTGATGCACTTCTTGCCGTTCCACTATTCCATGTCCATGCTGCTGCCGGATTTAATGTCCATCCACTTAAGTCAGTTGTAAATGTTCCATTTGTTACCTTGTTTACATTGGATATATTTTCCGGTACTGTTGCAGCATTTAAACTGTTGAAATATAAAAATCCACATTCGCTTAGTTTTGACTTTTGGATCTGCCTATAGTTTGACAAAAATCCCTGAGAGTTCACATTTAAAAAGTTAAATGAATAATCATTAACTCCTTTTTCCAAAAACTCCTCATATGATAAAACACCATTGAAAGCATTGTACAAACCACTGCTCCCAATCTCATTGCCACCAGTCCACTCGGCAAATGTTTCAAAGTAAAATACTTTTACTGTGTTTGTGTTTACCCTAAATTCATCAATATTTCCTGTAAAGTCAGTATCTACATAATCGGCAGTAAGCTTTGACAAGTCAAACACTCCATAGCCATTCGGATCAGGGGACTTCCTCAAAGTGATTGGACTGCCAAAGGCTGTATTTGCACTATTGGTTGGTGTTAATGTTACAATGTACTCAAAGCCTGCCTGACCTGAGTTTGTCGAAGATAGTACAAGCTTTTGCTCATTGAAAGCCGGAGCTACTGCGTTAGGTTGTACATTTATTGTTAATGCCATTTTATTGCTCTAATACTTTTTTGAAATTGACTACTAATTGTTTGCCTGTCTGATCTAATAATATTTGTGTAAGGTTGTCGATGGTTTCTTTGTTCACCACATCGGTATAAAAGTATGTTGGCTCTATACCTTTTCGCTTTATGCTTCGCCTAATCAACTCAACCAACTGCATTTTTTTAACTTTATCACTTACTCGGCTTGTTTGCCTTGTTTTGAATCCTAATCCTTTTTTGCTTAACCCTGCAACACCTTTAAATCTGATCCAATTACTGATAGCCTCAAATGGTGGTAGCTTCGCTGTAGCTTTTCGCTTACCGATCATTCTACTCTGATCATCAGTCCACTTCATATTTGTCCCTCGCCTACCATCGTTCACATTTTTATAATGTGGACTTGCAAACAATTTCAACTCTACATAGGTATCAAAATTTTTAACTTCAAACTTTATTGATTGACTTAATCCACTACTTGCAACTTTGCCTTTTTCAGCTAAACTTTTTTGTAATGCTTCAACTACATTCGATCCCCACTCATCCATAATCTTTTCAGATATACTGAAATCAGGATCGAAATTGGCAGGGGTATCATCAAAGCCATAGCGTTGCTGCATTTGCTTTTTTAACCAGTCCTTATGCTTTCTCTCTATACTCATTTCTTTAAGTTCATCTGTTCGATCATTTTAGCTTTGTCTTTGTAATATGCACACCAATTTAAAAACTCAATGACTGGCATATTTAAAAGATACTCAACTTTTGTAATATCGTTGTTACTCATGTTGTCCAATGTTACAAACCACCCCCAATGATCTGAGAAGGAATCATGGTCTGTAAATCTTTGATCTTCTTGTTCATGTCCTTTATCAAATAGGCCTGAATATCTACCATTGAATCGTTCAAAACTTTCGAAAAAAAAAGACAGATTGGATATACCACATCCATTGTCAGCTTTTCATAAAATATCTTTGCCCTCTCTTCAACTTCATCCGGAGTATATTTGCCAAAAAATGTAAGCACTGACATTATATAGTGCATGTTCTCAAACGGCTTTTTGCAATAGTGAGTTAGGTCAATGTATTGGCCTGCTGTCTTTAACTCTATTCGCCAGTTGATCTTATACTCAACACCATCAATAGTAAACTTATCTCTTGGCTTTCCAAAGTTAGTTGTCAACATAAATGCTGACTTTGCCAATGCTTTTTTAAACTCAGGGATTGGCATTGCATCCACCTCTTCATCACTTAATCCTGTTAATGCTTTTACCATGTGATAATCAGCATCAAACCCATCAAGCCTATTTAGGTTGATGTTGTTGATGTCGATAAATGTCTTGATCGGTAATTTACTCCAGCTATCAATCATAATAATAAATATAAATTAGTGAGATTTGTTACAAAGTTATAGTATGCCATAACTTAAAGTTTATTTGAGTTATGGCTAATTAAATCTTGTCCCAAATATATACT